TGGCCTATATTGGTTCAAGGGGAAGTTGGGAATTGAATCTGTACGATGATATTGCTGATGCAATTAAAGCTGCTGCAGTAATGGAAGGTGTCGATGTAACATGGGGTGGTGCATGGCATAAGAAACTTAATGATTGGGATGGTACAGCAGAAGAATTAATGAATGAATATATTGATTTGCGGCGTGGTCAAGGCCGAAAACCCTTCATAGATGGACCTCATTTTCAATTAGAGATAAACTAATGGGTTTGTGGCTACCAATAATACTACTATGTTCAGCACCTTATGCAGAAAGTTGTGTAGTAATAACAGGAAATGAGTTAGTAAAAACAAAAGAACAATGCTTTGCTAATTCTGTAGCGAAAGCAAAGGTGGCTATGCAGAGTCCTCAAGTCTTTCAAGCTAAACCAATGTGCCAAATTGTACCTAGTATAGTATTACCCGAAGAAGCAAAAGGAAAAGATATATAATGGCTAGACAGTTAACTGAAATGCAACAACGCTTTCTTGATGTTCTCTTTGAAGAAGCAGGTGGTAATGTTGTTGCAGCTAAAAAACTTGCAGGATATTCTGAAACAAGTAGTACATCGGATATTACAAAAGGTTTAAAGGATGAGATACTTGAAGCTACACAGCTATATATGGCACGTAATGCACCACAGGCTGCTGTAGCCATTACAGGTAGTTTATCTGATCCTACACAATTAGGTGTACGAGATAGACTTGCAGCAGCAAAAGAACTGTTAGATCGTACAGGTTTAATTAAAACAGAAAAGGTGCAAGTGGAAGCAAGTGGTGGTGTGGTACTTATGCCACCTAAGAATAGTGAAGGAGATTACTAATGGCTTCAGTAAAAACAAAATTATACGATAGAATAATGGACCTTCAAAATGATATGATGTTAATTGAATTAGATGAATATGAAGGACCTATGTCATCTGACAAAGTATACAAGACCTATGATCGTTTAACTGCAAAATATGAAGATAAATATGGTAATCCGGGAACATTTAATAAAGGTGGCCTTACAAAAAAGAAGTATGTTAATCCTGTTAAGATAGTAGACAATTTAAGAAAAAAGAAAAAATGAACCGATCAATAGGTAAATGGGAATTGCCGCAACCTACCGATATTAAAGAGGATAATGAGTGGCAACCTATTCCTAGAATAGCAAGAACAATACCTTTTGGGTATGAGCAAGATCAAGAAGATCCTAATTTATTATTACCTATACCCAAGCAATTAAATTTATTAGAAACAGCTAAGACTTATACTAATCAATATTCATATCGTGAAGTGGCAAATTGGTTGTCTTCTCAAACAGATAGATATATTTCACATTCAGGTTTAAGGAAACGTCTACAGAATGAACGACAGCGTAAAAACAAAGCTAGAAGCCTACGCAAGTGGGCAGAGTATGCAGAAAAGGCGATCACCAAAGCGAAAGAGATCGAAGCCAAAAGAACAGGTGCAAACGAAAACACAACAAGCACCCATTATCAAGAGAGAACCAACTAAGGTAGAAGAAACACTTAATGTAGTTTTTAAACCTAATGAAGGACCTCAAACTAATTTTCTTGCAAGTGGCGAGAGAGAAGTTCTTTATGGCGGCTCGGCTGGTGGCGGCAAGTCTTATGCAATGTTAGCAGATCCTTTACGATACTTACAACATCCTAATTTTAGTGGATTGTTACTAAGACATACAACGGAAGAGTTAAGAGAACTTGTGTGGAAGTCACAAGAATTATACCCTAAAGTTATACCAAATATAAAATGGTCAGAGAGAAAAATGCAATGGGTCACACCTGCGGGTGGAAGATTGTGGTTTTCTTATTTAGATAGAGAAGAAGATGTATTACGCTATCAAGGTTTAGCATTTACGTGGATAGGCTTTGACGAACTTACACAGTGGCCTACACCTTTTGCTTGGAATTATTTACGTTCACGTTTACGTACTGCTAGTTCTGATCTTCCTATTTATATGAGAGCAACAACAAACCCGGGTGGTAGAGGACATGGTTGGGTAAAGAAAATGTTTATTGATCCTGCTCCTGCAGGTGAAGCATTTCACGCAACAGATATAGAAACAAATGAAACACTTACATATCCAACAGGTCATAGTAAAGAAGGTCAACCATTATTTAAACGCAGGTTTATTCCTGCGAGACTATTTGATAATCCTTATCTCGCAGAACAAGGTGATTATGAGTCTATGCTCTTGTCATTGCCTGAACAGCAAAGAAGACAACTCTTGGATGGAGATTGGGATATCAAAGAAGGTGCAGCGTTTACAGAGTTTAATCGTGATATACATGTCATCGAACCTTTTGATATACCGACAGGTTGGACAAAGTTTAGGGCATGTGACTACGGATATGGAAGCAAGTCTGCAGTTTTATGGTTTGCTATTTCTCCTGACGAGCAGCTTATTGTATATAGGGAATTGTATGTATCGAAAGTACTAGCTACGGATTTAGCAGATATGATACTGGAGGTAGAACAAGATGACGGAACTATTGGCTACGGGGTGCTTGATAGCTCTCTTTGGCATAGGCGTGGTGATACTGGGCCATCGTTAGCCGAACAAATGATACAGAAAGGCTGCCGTTGGCGGCCATCAGATAGAAGTAAAGGAAGTAGGATTGCAGGGAAGAATGAGATTCACAGACGTTTACAGGTTGATGAGTTTACGGAAGAACCCCGTTTAGCTTTTTTTAATAACTGTACAAACACAATATCACAGCTTCCCTCAATTCCTCTAGATAAAAAGAATCCTGAAGATGTGGATACACAATCAGAAGATCACTTGTATGATGCTCTAAGATATGGTATAATGTCTAGACCAAGATTTAGTGTATTTGATTATGAACCTCATAAACAAAATCATGGGCATCAGATAGCTGATACAACATTTGGATATTAATATGGAAGATAATGACGAAATAATGATTGATGATACATCTGTCGCTTTAGAAGATACTGATGAACCAAGTGAGATAAAAGTTATTTATCACATTATGGATAAGTATAAAAAAGCCGAAACTAATCGTGAGCAAGATGAAGTACGATGGTTAAAGTCGTACAAAAATTATAGAGGTCTATATGATTCCGATGTACAATTTACTGAAGCTGAAAAGTCAAGAGTGTTTATTAAGGTTACTAAGACCAAGACACTAGCAGCGTATGGGCAGATAGCTGATGTTTTATTTGCAGGAAACAAGTTTCCAGTAACAATAGAACCAACAGAATTACCAGAGGGCGTAGTAGAAAGCGTAAAGTTTGATCCTACTAAACCTGAACAGTTACGTGAAGAACCTATGGAAAGTCCTTATGGCTTTGAAGGTGATGGTAAGGAAATACCTGCAGGTGCTACTGAACAAAGTCTTATGGATAGCCTAGGACCTCTTGAAGATAAACTAAAAGATGTAGAAGGATTAGAAGAAGGTGCAGGTCAAACTCCATCAGCTATAACATTTCATCCTGCAATGATTGCAGCTAAGAAGATGGAAAAGAAAATACACGATCAATTACAAGAATCAAATGCTAATACACATTTACGTAGCACAGCATTTGAGATGGCATTGTTTGGCACAGGTATTATCAAAGGACCTTTTGCTTTAGATAAAGAGTATCCTAATTGGAGTGATGAAGGAGAATACGAGCCACTATTTAAAACTGTGCCTTTAATATCACACGTATCTGTTTGGAACTTTTTTCCTGATCCTGATGCAAACAATATGCAAGAAGCACAATACGTATTTGAAAGACATAAAATGTCAAGATCACAATTACGTGGATTGAAAAGAAGACCATACTTTAGAGAAAGTGCTATTGATGATTGTATTACTATGGGTGAAAATTATATCAAGCAGTCTTGGGAAGATGATCTTTCTGACTACACTAATTCTGAAGAAATAAATAGATTTGAAGTATTTGAATATTGGGGTATGCTTGATATTGAAATGCTAAAAGAATACGATATTGAGATTCCAAAAGAATTACAAAGCTATGATGAAGTACAAGTTAATGCTTGGGTATGTAACGAAAAATTATTAAGATTAGTTATTAATCCTTTTAAGCCTATGAATATACCTTATATGGCTGCTCCATATGAACTCAATCCTTATAGTTTCTTTGGTGTAGGATTAGCAGAAAACATGGATGATACGCAAACACTAATGAATGGTTTTATGCGTATGTCGGTAGATAATGCTGTATTATCTGGTAATCTACTAATTGAGGTAGATGAAACTAACTTAGTTCCCGGACAAGATCTTAGTGTCTATCCCGGCAAAGTCTTTCGTAGACAAGGTGGGGCCCCGGGGCAAGCTATCTTTGGAACTAAATTTCCTAACGTATCAAATGAAAACTTGCAGTTGTTTGATAAAGCTAGACAACTTGCAGATGAATCTACAGGCTTTCCTTCTTTTGCACATGGACAGACAGGTGTATCAGGTGTAGGTAGGACAGCTAGTGGTATATCTATGCTAATGAATGCTGCATCAGGTGGCGTTAAAACTGTTATTAAAAACATAGATGATTATATACTTAGACCATTAGGTGAAGGTTTATTTAGATTTAATATGCAGTTTGATTTTGATCCAGAGATTAAGGGCGATCTTGAAGTTAAGGCTAGAGGTACTGAAAGCTTAATGGCAAATGAAGTACGTAGCCAAAGACTGATGCAATTTTTACAGGTAGCATCTAATCCTGCATTAGCACCTTTTGCTAAGATGGATTATATCATAAGCGAGATAGCTAAGTCTTTAGATTTAGATCCAGAAAAAGTCACTAACAATAAAGCAGAAGCCGTACTACAAGCTGAACTAATGAAACAATTCCAACAACAACAGCCACAACCACAAGGTCAACCACCTGCGGGAGCAAATCCGAATGATCCGACAGGAGCAGGCGGCGGCACAATAGGAACTGGTATGGCACCGGGACCACAAGAACAAGGATTTACAGGTAATGCACAGCCACAAGGAACTCAAGGTCCTCCTCAACAACCTCAAACCCCTATGCAATAATGCACAGTTATGGGATGCGTTTGTTGAATATTTAGGGTATCACGAAATAAATCAGATAAAAGTTATGGAGCAAACAGATAATCCAGATTTGTGGAAAAGATCACAAGGATCGTTAGCTATACTTAGAAAGTTACAGTCACTTAGGGATGAAGTAAATGTCAAAGACATCTCGTAAAAAGGTTGGCAAAAATACTGGTAAGACTACCAAAGCAGGTAGACCTATTTTTAAAACAGATGAAGGTGAAGAGAGATCAGAGTATTCTGCCACAATTAGGTTAGATAATGGTAAATACATTAATATACCTAGTATCCATAATGGTATGTACTATAACGAAAATGAATTAAAAGAAGCCGTAGAGGATAATCGTATGATTCCTACTAGTGAGCATGATTCTTTGGAAGAAGCTATTGAAGCTGCTAAAAAAAGAAGTAAAGGATTAAACAAAGGTGGAACTATGGAAAAACAAATGGAACTTTTTAATATGGGTGGTTTACCAGAAATGTCACCACAAAAATCTGATATGTCTTCTGGAACATTTTTATTTGCAGAGGGTGGAATGGCAGATGATGGTGGAGAAAAAGATCCAGTATCGGGAAACGATGTACCATCAGGTTCAATGGCTGAAGAAGTAAGAGATGATGTACCTGCAATGGTAAGTGAAGGTGAATTTATTTTTCCTGCAGATGTAACACGTTTTATTGGTTTGAATAAACTTATGGAATTAAGACAAGACGCTAAGATGGGTCTAAAGAAAATGGAAGCTATGGGTCAGTTAGGTAATCCTGAAGATGCTGAACTTCCTGATGATATTCCTTTTGATATGGCTGACATTATTATTATGGATGATGAAGCTGCAATGGATGAAAAAGATATGCAAGCAGATGAAATGAACATGGGTGGCTTATTAGGTTTTAATACAGGCACAGCCGATCCTGCATCTGGTTACTACGATATTCAAAAAGAAGCAAATAAACAATATGCTAGAAGATATGTATATTATAAAAATGAAACAACAGGTGAAACAAGAAAAATATTAGCTGACTATAGAGGTAATGCATTAGAGCCAATACCTGATGGATTTAAAGTTATGCTAAATGCAGATGGATCACCTATGACTGTATTACCTAAGAAAGAAGAAGAGGGCGATAAAGCACCAGAGGTAAAGCCACAGCAAGGGCAACGTGACGATGATGATGGACCAGAGCCAGAAACTTTTTATTCTTCTGAATATTTAGCAGAAAAGTTTAAAGGTGATGTAATATTAGATAAGAATGGTAATCCAAGATCTATGACAGAGCAAGGATATAACGCTGTATTAACATCTGCAAATAGATTAGGATTAGATGCAAACACGTATTTTAATTTGCCAATGGGTGCAAAGATGGATATGCTTGGGCAAGAGTTTGCAGGAATGTTTGGTAAAGATGTAGATCAAGATTATATTAACAATATTGTAAAACAAGTACAAGCAGGCGAGTATAAGAGTAAAGGTCTATTTGGATTCTTAGGTGGTATTGGTGATTGGATATCAGGTTGGTTTGGAGATTCTGACGCTGAAGATACACAAAAGAAAATTAAGCTTGCTCAAGATAGCAAGAAACAAAATAAAAATTGGTGGGATAAAAAACCTGAAAAAGAAATAGGTACAGCAGGTAGAGATATTGGAACAGGTTATGGTCCTTATAAAGGTACTAGTTTAACTGATACACAAAAATCTTTTACTACAAGATATGATGTGTCTTCAGGTGGAAAGATGGATGTTATTGATTTAGGAAAACGAGCAAACCAAAGAAATAAAGGAGTAGGAGACTATAGAGAACCTAATGCAAAGAAAAAAACAGACTTTAGTACAGGTACATCAAGAGTTTATCGTGATGATAGTGGAAAAGCTGCATACACAAAAGAAGCAATAGATGCATCTAAAGACCTTAATAAGAAAAATGTTTCTTATGCAAAAGAACAAGAAAAGAAAGATAAAGCAACTAAAGGAGGTTCAGGATATACAGTAGGTGCAAAAGGAATGCTAGTATCTAAACCTAATACAAAGAAACCAACAACAAGGAAGACTTTAGTACAAAAGAAATCCTAATTAGCTACTCACATATAGTGACCCTTGAAAGGAAAAATATCAATGGAACAAGCAACTGTAGCAGGTGTAGTGCAACCTGAAAAGAAAATGGCATTTACTAATCGGAAGTATACTAATGAAGAACGTCTAAAAAAAGAAGAAGAGGAATTAGCACAACTTGTTGAAGAAAGTAAACCGAAAGCTGAAGAAGTTGAAGCTGAAGATACTAAAAATCTTTCGGCTGAAGAAAAGACTTTTAAAAAACGTTATGGCGATTTGCGTAGGCATCTTCAAAGTAAAGAAAAAGAATTTGGAGACGAACTCTCACAAATTAAAAAACAACTAGAGGAAGCCACACGTAAAGAAATAAAACTACCTAAGAGTGAGGAAGATCTAGATGCTTGGATAAAAAAGTATCCTGATGTGGCTGCAATAGTTGAAAGTATTGCTATCAAGAAAGCCAAAGAGCAAACACAAGAACTAGATGCACGTGTACAAGAAATTAAAGAGATGCAAACTAATGTATCTAGAGAGAAAGCTGAAGCACAATTACTAGCATATCATCCTGATTTTAATGATATTAAAGAAACGGATGAGTTCCACGAATGGGCAGACGAACAGCCTAAATGGATACAAGATGCTCTGTATGAAAATGAGAGTGATGCTAAAGCTGCTGCTAGAGCAATAGATTTGTATAAAGCTGATACAGGTATCGGCACAAAGAAAAAGAATAGTCCCAAAGATGCAGCAAAAACTGTAACTACACGACCAACAAAAGGTCAACCTGATACAGAAGCTACCGGGACAATAAGAGAATCAGAAGTAAACTCAATGTCAGCACAAGAGTATGAAAAGAATGCTGACATGATTATGGAATCAATCCGTAGTGGGAAGTTTATTTATGACCTGTCAGGCAACGCAAGATAATGCTTGACAATTAAGTAGTTATTAGTATAACTAGATACTATTAGATAGAGTGTTACCCGGAAACGACACTAACACTTTATAATTAGGAAACAACAAAATTTACTTGAAGACTATCTGAATAGTTTAAGCCGTTCTACATCTACCTTAAACTCTCGGCCTCTCTAGTAGCTTGTAGTTTACATCTGTTTTGGAAATATAAGGAGAATTAATTATGGCATTTCCAAAAGCTGCGGGGCATGGAAATTTACCTAATGGTAATTTTAGTCCTATCATTTATAGCAAACAGGTGCAACTTGCATTTCGTAAGTCATCTATTGCTGAAGCAATAACCAACAATGATTATTTTGGTGAGATTGCGGCCATGGGAGATTCTGTGAAGATTATTAAAGAGCCTGAAATCACAGTAAAATCCTACGAGAGAGGAACACAGATTACTCCTCAAGATCTAGACGATGAAGAGTTTTCTCTTGTCATTGATAAAGCAAACTACTTTGCATTTAAAATTGATGACATTGAAGAAGCACACAGCCACGTAAACTTTCAATCACTTGCAAGTGACAGGGCTGCGTATCGTTTAGCAGATCAGTTTGACCAAGAAGTACTTGGTTATATGTCAGGCTTTACACAATCTGCAATGCATGGTGCAGCCAATACAGTAAACACATCTACTAATGGTGTGGCAGCTGTAGTAGGTGCATCTACAGGTGCTAACTTAGTTGGTGCAGAACTATTAGACTCTATGTCTTTAGACGCATCTAACTTTACAGCCGAAAATGGAACTGCAGGATCTGCCAATAACTCTATTGCTATTAAGCCAAGAGTTCCCGGACAGACTACTGCAACTATGCATGCATCCACAGGTGGTATAGCAAGTCCTTTACAAATCATAGCACGTATGTCAAGACTTATGGATCAGCAAAATGTTGATACACAAGGTCGTTGGCTAGTGGTTGATCCTGTAATGATTGAAGTTCTAAAGGATGAAGATTCTCGTCTTCTAAATTCAGACTTTGGTGGTTCAGGTTTACAAAATGGACTAGTTGTAAATAACCTGCATGGTTTTAAGATCTATCAGTCTAACAATTTACCTTCATTGGGTACAGGTCCTTCTACTACAGGTGGTCCTAATGCTTCCAACATGGGTATTATTGTTGCAGGACATAGTTCAGCAGTCGCAACGGCAGAGCAAATAAACAAGACCGAAACTTATCGTGATCCTGATTCATTTGCAGACATTGTTCGCGGCATGCATCTGTATGGCAGAAAGATACTTCGACCTGAAGCTATCGTAACTGCTGCATATAACTTAGCATAGAGGGGGATATAACATGGCTACAATTTCAAGTCTTTTAAAACCTGCTCATGGAAGTGGTGGTGGTGGCAGACAGCCATATTACCTTGATATGACTATTGATCTTACAGCACAAGCAATCTCTAGTACTGCAGGTGATGTTGTTCAATGTCTTACCATTCCTGCTAACACACGTGTACTACATGCAGGTCTTCAAGTTGTAACAAGTGCAACTATGAATACAGGTACAAACGCTACAGCATCATTGGGTGCAGGTGACGCTGACGAATTTGTTGCGACATTTGATATTGATAATGCGGCTGATGGTGCTTATGCTCCTTCTGCTACTCCTTCAGCCGATGTAACACTTGCTACTGCAGATACTTTGGATGTTACCTTTGCGGGTGATGGTGCAACGTATAGTGCAGGTAAGCTACGTGTTTATGCTGTGATGTTGGATGTTAGCGACATGGGTGACATGTCAGCTAGTATTGTTGATCGAGATATGTTAGCTTAGTCTAACTATTCTTAATAGTTAAGAGGGTGGGGAAACTTGCCCTCTTAACATATCTTAAAAGGAGAAAATAATGGGAATATCAACAGCATTGTGTAGTTCATTTAAACAAGAACTATTGCAGGGTGTACATAACTTTAGTTCACATACATTTAAGTTAGCCTTAATAAAAGCAGGTGAATCAGGAACGTATGGATCAGCATCAACAAATTATTCTAATATAACAGGTAACTCTGATGAGCAAGGTAATACGGGAACATATGCAGCTGGTGGTGCTACGTTAGGTGGTACAACAATTAACCTTACAAACACAACTGCACATATAGACTTTAATAATCCACAATTTACAAGTGCAACTATTGACGCAAATGGTTGTATGATTTATAATACTGATGCAAGTAATAAAGCAGTTTGTGTTATCAGTTTTGGTACAACTCAATCGTCTGATAATGGCACATTCACTATTACTATGCCAGCAGACGGAGAAAGTAGCTCTATTATAAGGGTAGCCTAATATGGCACTAATCTTAAACGACAGAGTAAAAGAAACAACTACTACTATAAGCACAGGCGATATTGCTTTAGCAGGTGCAGTTAGTGGTTTTGAAACTTTTGTAAGTGGTATTGGTAATGCTAATACTACTTATTATTGTATTGCACACAAAACTCTTAATGAATTTGAGATTGGCATAGGCACAATTAATGATTTATCTACCGATACTATTTCAGGTAGAAGTAATAGTAATGTATTGTCTAGTAGTAATAGTGATAATGTAGTTGATTTTAGTGCAGGAGAAAAATCTGTATTCTGTACACTGCCTGCAAGTAAGGCCGTTGTAGAAAATGCTGACAATGAAATACTATTAGGGCATACTGCAAAAGTTACTCCTGTAGGTGGTGGTATAACAAAATTTACCACAAGTGATGACGATGGCTTTACAGTTGTTAGGTATGGTACAAATCAAAACGATTCAGCGTATGGTTTTAACTTTGCTAGATCTAAAAATGCAAGTATAGGTAGTCATACTATCTTAGCATCAGGAGATGAAGTAGGTAGAATTAGTTGGTTTGGTGATGATGGTAATGATTTTAATTCTGAAGTAGCAACTATAAAAGCAACAGTAACAGGCACTCCCGGTGGTAATACTGTACCCGGAAGACTGCAATTAAACGTGGCTGCTCAAGGCTTTGTATCTGCATCTAAAGGGATAACTATTTATGGAGATGCCGCAACTGAATTTACTCAAGATATTAAAGTAAGTGGTGGATCTAACACAATTACCAATACAAAAGTTGGTCAATGGGATACAGCGTATGGATGGGGTGATCATTCAAGTGGTGGCTATTTAACTGCACACCCAAATATATCTGCTGCAAGTAGTTCAGATAATAGTGGGCAGACATTTATACAAGATATTACAGTAGATAGTAATGGACATATTACAGCAATAGGTACAGCCACTTCAAGTGGTGGTGTGTCAGAAGCATTAGCAATAGCATATGCGACTGCACTTTAAGGAGAAATAGATGGCAAAGGAATTACAAGGTTTTTATACGTTTACCCCCGGTGGAGGTGGTGCAGGAACTATTGTTGTTAATGGGTTTTATAGATTAGAGCAATTCCAATTAGTAACTAATATGACTGACCAAGAAATTATATTTAACTTTGCTGATACAGGTAAAGGTGCAACACTTGCCTATAATGCTACAACAGATAAAACAACATTAACACTAGAAGCAAATACGTCAGGTATGTCAGGAACAGACAGACTGCAGATATTTGTACAAAATTTACAAGGTCAAGAAATACTACCATCAGGTACATATCAAGATCCTGTTGAAAAACTAAGAGTATCAAATCCTCAAGCTCTTATTGATACAGACTTTGAATACTCCTTACAGGCTACTAAATGGGAATCAGTACAATTACAAAATAATATTCCCGGTATTTTCCAAAGAGCAAACGAACCTGCTTTCCAAGGATCAGAAATTTCAAGTATTGTACAACAAAGTTTTAGTTCAGGTTCAGGACAATTTAGTGTAGGTACAGGTTCTTTTTCGGAAAATGGTAGAACAGGAATGACTACCAACATTAACTTTAATTGGGATGATGGTAATACATTTATTGCTTCACCTTTTAATGTAGATTTTTTAGGAACAGCATACAATGGTGTATACGTAAGTACAAATGGTTACTTTACATTTGGTTCAGGTTCAAGTCAGTATTGGAGTATGGGAAATGTAGATACTCCTAATATTCCTGCTATTAAAGTATTTGCAGGAGATAGACGAGCATATTGGATTGGTAATAGAACACAGGGTTCTGCACCTAATCGAACATGGATAGTGCGATTTGAAGGAACAAACTATAGTCCATCATTAACAGATGGTAATGGAATTGGTTCTCATATTTATGAAGCAAAGTTTTATGAAGGTGGTACAAGCGTTGAAATACATTATGTTAGAAACCAAAGTACTTCTTATACTGCTGCTGCACAAGATGGCCCCGGACCTTCTACAAGTTTCTTAGGTACATGGACAGGTGTAGCAAATTCAAGTAGTCCTTGGACTGTCGGCGTATGTAAAACTTTATCGTGGGGATCATCCTCTACAGTTATTAGAACAACTGTGGCATCTCCACCTGCATCTCCATTTGTTATAGGTCAGCCTATTATTATTAAAGAAACAAAAGATCCTGTACACTTAGATGGTGCGTTTCTTATAACAGGTGTGCCTAGTAGTACATCTTTTGAGGTACAAAGTAGATCGCCTGTTAGTTATGGAACTACAGATCAAAAGACAGATTACACAGCCGTATACACAGGTGGCTTTTTCTCTAATGCAGAATTGGCATTAAGTAGTATTCAACGTGTAAGTGGTACAACACGTGCTAGAATTAATTTTAGTTCTAATCATGGTTTATATGTAGGGTCAAAACTCTACGTTGTGGATAGTAATGTATCTACAGGTACATGGGTTGGTGCTATGCGAGTTTCACGTGTATATAGCGATACTGCAGTAGAATACAATACAGACGAAACATCTAACTATAGTAATAGTAATACACTAAGTTCAGGACAAACAAAAGTGTACGTTAGAAATGAGGGTGTTGCATCTCACAGGTATCACGATGGGGGTGTACAAATTAACCCATCATCAAATTCTCCCAATGCTCAAATTATTAGACAGACACGAAAGTATTTTCGATATCAGTCAGGTAAAGGTATACAGTTTTCTACAGGTGTTTTATTTAAACCTGTATATGATGTGCGTACTGTCGATATCGTTACTAATACTTATATTGCAGGTGTGAATGAGAAGTATGAAATGAACTTGCAAACAGATCAAGAGCATGGCTTTACTTCTAACACAGCGTATAAACCCGGAGCATCTATAACTGTTTCAGGTTTTACTGTGTCTTCAGGAAACAATCCCTATAATGGTACATTTACAATTAAAAATGTAACAGATCGTGTGCGTATTACTGTAGAAGTAGATGTAAGTAGTGGCAATGGTGGTGTACCTAGTGACACTACACCTGATGGTATACCAAAGGTAGCAGTAACAGCATGGAATGACGCTGTGGTACGTAGTGGTTTATTTGATGATCAAAATGGTATGTTCTTTGAACATGATGGTACATATCTGTATGCTGTAAAAAGAAGTAGTACAGAACAGATTATGGGTGTTATAGCAGTTAACTTAAACTCATCTACAGTTAATGGTACAGATACAAAATTTCTATCCCAACTAGCTGAAGAAGATTACATTGTTATTAAGGGTGTGTCTTATCTTATAACAAAAGTTATTAGTGATACACAATTAACTGTGTCACCTGATTATAAAGCGTTGTCAATATCTAATGCAAAAATAGTTAAGACTAATGACACACGTGTAAGACAAGACAGCTTTAATCTTGATCCTGTAGATGGATCAGGTCCTACAGGCTATACACTTGACTCTAACAAAATGCAGATGGTCTTTATTGACTACTCTTGGTATGGTGCAGGGCGAATTAGATGGGGTCTACGTCTGCAAGATGGGTCTATTCAATACATACACCAAGCACCACAGAATAACGTCAACACGGAAGCTTATATGCGTTCTGGTAACATTCCTGCTAGGTTTGAAATATCTTCTAAATCTAAGAATGGTAAGCTGTTAGCATCTGTTACTAATAGTTCTAGTACGTTAACTATCAAAGAAGCTGATGCTATTTTCTTACCTACGAGTGGCACGATTGTTGTAAACAATGAGTATATGGAATACACAAAAGCAGGTACAGGAACTACATTAGGATTTCCTTCAAGAACACTAACTATTAATACTAGAAACATTGGTGGTAAATCTGCAAACTCTACAGCAAATGTAAATGATACGTGGTTATCTGCTAATCAAAATTGTTCACCTTCTCTAAGCCATTGGGGTACATCAACAATAATGGATGGTGAGTTTAATACAGACAAATCTTATCTCTTTACAGCACAAACAGCATCGTCTGTATCAATAGCTTCAGGTGCTACTGCAGCACTTGTGTCCGTTAGGTTAGCACCTTCTGTGGACTATGGTATTCCCGGATTCTATGGTGTTAGAAACTTAGTTAATAGATCAGCACTAGCACTTGAAAGTATTGGTCTATCAGTGCAAGGTAACTTTAGTGTTGAGGTTAAGATTAATCCTGAAAGCACTATATATCAAACAACAACAAATTGGCTAAGACCTACAAATGGTTCTATTGCACAGTATATGGATCACTCGTCTGTAGCAGGTACGTTTACAGGTGGTGACGTAGTTGCATCTTTCTTCGCTGATGAAGGTTCAAACAGATTTGCTAACTCAACATATCCTATTACAGCAATTAGAGAGTTAGGTAATAGTATTCTAGGAGGTCCGAATGTTTACCCTGATGGCCCTGACGTTTTAACACTATTTGTAAAAAATAATAGTGGACAAACACGACAGGCTTATGGGCGTATAACTTGGCAAGAAGCACAAGGATAGTATAGATGTATCTTGGTAGTGTTGCATTTAGTGAAGCCGCCTTTGGTGATGAAGGTTCTCTTAGTGCAACTATAGCTATAACAGGTGTTCAAGCTAATGCATTTGTTGGTAGTATATCAGTTGCAGGTAATACAGGTGTAGAACTACCAACACAAGTAGCAACATTTTCTATTGAGCCACCTACAATCAATAGTGATGCTAACATTACAGTAACAGCTTCGTTAGTAGCTACTACACAACTTGGTACATTAACTAGCATTGTAGGAGATGCTAATGTTACACCTGATTCTGTATTACTAACAGGATCACTTGGTCTTCTTACTTTTACAGGTGATGCTAATTTAGATTTACCTTCCCTTGTAGCAACTGCAGTAGTTGACACAACAGGACTAGTAATATTTGCTGATGCTAATGTAGATTTACCAACATTTGTAGCTACAGGATCACTTGGTCTTCTTACTTTTACGGGTGATGCTAACGTAGAATTACCACTAAGCAATGCTGTTTATGGAAGTGCTAACTTTAATGATAATGTAATTTATGGTGGTGGTGGTGGACTTGTAGCAACAACACAGCTTGGTCTACTAACTATAAACTCTGATGCTAATGTAGATGCTCCAACATTTGTTGCAACAACACAACTTGGTACACTAGCAGGAATAACAGGTGACGCTAATGTTGAACCACAATCTGTAATATTAAATGGTTCTATAGGACTACTAACATTTGAAGGTGATGCAAATCTTACGATAACAGATTCGTTGGTAGCAACCACACAGATTGTTCCAACCCTATCAGTAGTAGGTACTGCAACGATAGACCTACCAACCATAGTAGCACAAACATCAATAGGTATTGCCCTTATAACTACTATAAGTCAAAACGATTACAATAAAGAACGAACACTTATTATACCAGTAAGACAACATAAAGTAAGATCACAAAATGAAGTAGGACAACAATTAAGAACTGTAATTGTTCCACCAAGAAGACGCATAACAGTTACAACAAATATAGCAGCATAAAGGAAAACATATGTCTTTTAAATGGCCAAATAAAGATCCTGATGAAACACTAGACTACAGCATGGATTGGTCTAGGTATTTAGGCTATGATCATGTTAGTAGTTCAGGAACAGTAATTATTTCAAATTCGTGGTTTATTGATGACGCAAGTGGGGTAAAAACACTGATTAGTACAACACAAAATACTACAGTAGATGGACTTACAGTAATATATGGTGGGTTACTAAGGGATAGTACCAATACAGTTTGTACTATACGTTTTAGTGCAGGTACAGTTAATAAATCATATAAGATAACTAGTCAAATAACTGACAGCACAGGATTGGTATCTGAACGTGTAGTTAGATTACGTATTAAGGAAAACTAATATGGCATATAATTATTTAGATTTAGTAAATGAAATTAATAGAAGATTAAATGAAGTGGAGTTAACGTCTTCTAATTTTTTAACAGCTAAAGGGTTTTACCATACAGCAAAAGATGCAGTTAATTCTTCTATAAGGCATATTAACCATGAAGAATTTAATTGGCCTTGGAATCATAGAGAAGAAGAAGAAATTTTATCCGCAGGTATTATGCGATATCCGTATCCTGAAGATGCAAAGATATTAGATGAACATAGTTTTAGAATAAAAAGAAATGATCTTATTACAGCAAGTGGTCGAGTTAATGGTGCAATTACAAGTAACACAGCTTTAGTAATAGACAATAATGTAGGAACAATAGCTGCAGGTATGACAGTTACAGGAACGGGTATTGATGGACTTGTTACTGTTTCAAGCCTATCTGATCAAAATAATATTGTGTTATCATCAGCACAAACTTTATTAAATGATGTTAGATTAACTTTTACAAGTGGCTTTGGTGTCGGTACTAGAAAATTAAGTTCATTAGACTATCAAGAATATCTTGACAGATACATTGACCATGAGTATAATACGAATACATCTATTCGTGGAGTACCTAACTATGTTATACGCTCACCAAGTCAGGAGTTTATATTTTATCCATGCCCTGATAAAGCATATGAACTAGTATATGAGTACTATCAAAATCCTATCATCTTAGAAAAGGATACAGATGTACCTACTGTACCACAAGAATTTAGACATGTTATTGTAGATGGTGCAATGTATTACGCTTATCAATTTAGAGGAGATGTACAAAATACGCAACTTTCACAAAACAAATTTAAAGAGGGTATTAAATATATGCGTAGCATTTATATTAATCGCTATGAGTATGTCCGTTCTACTGTTATAGATCGTGCATCAGGTGGAATAAACCATAGAGTATTTTAATGGCAACAGCTTGGCAAACATTTCCTGTAGAGTTTAAAGGTGGATTAATATCTAACCTAAGTCCATTACAACATGGTACACAAGCTGTAGGCAGTGCTTCTATATTACAAAATTATGAACCTTCTCTACAGGGTGGTTACGCTAAGATAAGAGGTTATAGTAAATTTAATACTAATAAAATAGAAGCTTCAAGTAATAGTGGTGGTACTAATCCAATTAGAGGTTTGACGATAGTTGATGTTAATATAGCAATAGCAAATAGACTTGATAGCTCATCTCCTAATAATATTTTTTATCATGTCTCACCTAGCTCTATAAATGTAGCACATGCAGTAGGTGGAGGTACTGATCATGCTAGTAGATCGGCTTCACCAAATAAAGTAAGAAGTATTATTTATAATTTTAATGGTACTGATAAAGCAGTATTTGTAGATGGGGTAAACTATCCTGCGTTTTATAGCAGTGCATCTAGTGCAACCTCTTGTATAACTTTTATTACATCAGGCTCAAGTGGTACACCTAATAATGTTCAAGGTGCTAAATTTGTAGCTTTGTTTAAAGATTGTTTATTTTTTGTAGTAGGTAATAATTTACTATCAATGCAAATAAAAAACGATACAGATTTTGCAGGTGGACAGCCTAGTGTTGCAAACTATCCAGATGAAATTACAGGACTTATTACCTTTCGTGATAACTTAATTTTGTTTACTAGACAAGCAATATTTAAAATAACAGGAACTTCAGGTAATTTTAAATCAGAACCTGTAACTACACAAATAGGTTGTATTGAGCCTGACACAATAGCAGAAGTTGGTGGTGACGTATTATTTATGGCCCCGGATGGAATAAGATCACTTGCTGCAACTGATAGGATTGGTGACTTTAGTTTGGATGTAGCGTCTGCACCAATTAAAAAAGACATAGATAATTTTACAAGTGGATCTTTTCATGCTGTTACATTAAGAGAAAAAGCACAGTATAGAGTTTTTAAATTTAATGACGCAATACAACCAGAAGCTGCAGAAGGATTTTTAGCTACAAAGTTTATTGCACAAGGTGGTCAAGGTTTAAGTTGGGCAAAGACTGTAGGAATCAATGCTTATGTTGTGGACTCAAGATATATGGGTCAAACAGGGGTAAGTACAGAAGTAGTTCTCTTTGCAAACAAAGATGGCTATATTTATAGAATGGATAGTGCAGACACCTTTGATGGCAATACAATAGAATCTTTATTTGAATCGCCACCTATGCCTGTAGCTGATCCGTTAGTTAGAAAAACATTTTACAAACTTGTATTGTATATTGATGCGATAGGTGCATTTGCAAGTACATTAAGTTTACGATATGATCAAGGTAGTCCTGATGTAATACAACCACAACCTATTACAGTTTCATCAGGAACACAGGCCGCTGTACTGTATGGTAGTAGTAATTTTGGTACTAGTAGTGGTCTTTATGGGCAACCATTAGATGTAATATATAGTAGTAATGTAGTAGGATCAGGCAAAACAATAACTCTACGTATTGAAGATAAAACAACTACAGCTAATTATAGATTAGACACAGCATTATTAGAGTATGCTAATAACGACAGACAATAAGGAACTAAAACATGGCAGGATATACTAGACAAGATACAAATGATAATATCGCAACAGGTAAAGTTATCAATGCAAGTGACTTTGATAATGAATACAATGCGATACAAAGTGCATTCAATGCATCATCAGGGCATAAACACGATGGTACGTCAGCAGAAGGTGCAAGAATTACTGTCATAGGTCCTGCAGGACAAGCTACCACAGATGCAAACGCTTTCTTTTCTACCACAACAGGAACAATAGGTTTGGGTAAAACAGGAAATGTGTGGAAAGATTTACATGTAGATAATATTAAGATAGATGGCAATACTGTATCAACAATTAATACCAATGGTAATATAGAGTTATCACCTAATGGTGCTGGATTAGTTAATTTACAAGCAGCAGGTGATCTAGCTATTGGTGGTGTGGCTTTAACAGCAAACTCTACAGAGTTTAATACACTTGCAGGATTAACAGCAACAACAGCCGAACTTAATATATTAGATGGTAGTATTACTGTACAAGCAACTGTTACATTAGCAGATGCCGATGGTATTGTTATATCTGATGCAGATGATAGTGATGCAATGAAGCAAGCACTTGTGTCGGACATAGCTACATATGTTTCTACTAAAGCTATGACCATGACTTATAAAACTATAGATGCAAATGGTACGGGTAATAGTATTAGTAATCTTGAAGTTGCTGATTTTACAGCGGCTTCTATTGTAACAGAATCAGAAGGATTAAATTCAAGCGATAATGATACAAGTATTCCTACAACTGCTGCAGTAAAAGATTATGTCGATGATAATAACTTAGCTAGTGGTAAGATTGGAGATGCATCTGATCCTGTAATCTTTGAAGTTACTGTTTCTACTAAAACAGCAGCTAACCCATACGCAGGTGGTGTAAATCATGGTGGTGGATCAGCATCAGCTTCAGCTTATTTTATTAATGGACAAGAAGCACCATCATTAGAAGTGTTTGGACATGACGTTATATCATCTAGTAATGTTGGTAGAATGCACTATAAGTTTGATCAAGCTAATGGAACTAATAGTGGTCATCCATTGTTGTTTTATTTAGATGCTGCTAAAACTGTAGCATATGCTCCTGCATCTCACGTAACAGTTGTAGGTACTCCCGGACAAGCAGGTGCTTTTACACTATTAAAAGTTGACAAAGATACACCTCATCAGTTATACTATCAATGTTCAGCACATCCATATATGGGTGGCTTAATTAGTAATCCGTTGTCAACTGTATTTAATGCAACAGCTGCAGCAAGTACAAGTGGTTTACTTACATTACCAACTACAGATGACACACTTGTAGGTAGAGCAACAACTGATACATTTACAAATAAAACAATTAACTTAGCAAGTAGCAACTCTCTTGTAGGCACAACTGCACAATTTAATACAGCATTATCTGATGGATCGTTTGCAACATTGGCAGGTACTGAATCACTTACTAATAAACAGTTATCTACAAACAAAGTAATGACAGGACAAACTGCAGGTTATCTAGCTGATGACGAGGGTAATGAAATACTTGAGTTTGAGAGAGTAGATGCTAATGCTACCAATCATGTTAAGATAAAAAATAAACAAACAGGAACAGGCTATGGTAATTATCCTAGTATAGAAGCGGCGGGTTCAGATACTAATATTGATTTACACTTAACAGGAAAAGGAACAGGTAAAGTTTTTATTGGAGCAGGTCAAATTAACTATGGTGGTACGGCAGTTACAGCATCAGCAGATGATTTAAATAGTACAGATGTTACTACATTGGGTACATCTGAAGCAAGTAAAGTTGTAACAGCAAATGCTAGTAATCATATATACGCAGGTGGAGAGTTTAAGGCTAAACATTATCAAGAACAATATGCATCTGTCACTAGTGCATCAGGTGTAACTTTAGATTTACATGATGGTAATTTATTTGCTGTTACAATGGGTCACAATATAACTTTTACTTTTAATAATCCACCTTCTAGTGGTACTGGTTTTGGATTTACATTAAAACTTATTCAAGATGGCACTGGCAATAGAACTGCAACATGGCCTTCTTCTGTAGATTGGGCAGGTGGATCTGCACCTTCATTAACAGGTACAGCAAACAGTGTTGATATATTTACATTTTTTACACACGATGCAGGTACTACATATTATGGCTTTTTAGCAGGTGCAGACGTAAAATAGGGAAACAACATGAGTAGTATATCAAGAAAAATGCAAACGGCAGCATCAGGTGTTGGATCAAGAGAACATAGAGTAGAGCAATATTTTGCTTCACACAATGTTCCTAGTAGACAATGGAATTGGGAAGGCTATACAGAAGGAAAGGGAACAACCTCTTTACCTGAAACAGTTACAGGAATTAATATGCTTAGTAACGCTACATATAATGATTGTAAAGTTGCTGAACATTTTGATACCTTATTATGGAGAGGTAAAATTGCTAGTCAAGAAATACAATCCCAAGTAGATATGCTATCAACAGGTGGTATGGCTATTATTAAAGGTAGAAATTTAAATGCTTTTAATTATCCTTATATCTATTGGCATGATGGTACTACTATGTCAAATGCTTATGATCTCACTGGTCATGGTACAGCACAATTCTCTAGTTTTAGGGCAGCATTTAGCAAGAATGGTATTGTTGTTCGTAATGGTGGACATAGTACTAATTGGCATAATGTAAATTATGATAATGGTAGTAACGCTAGTGGAGAGCATTATCCTTCTGATAATTACGTGGCTTGGATTTATAAGAGAGCCGCTAAATTTGTAGATGTAGTTACTTACACAGGAGATGGAACAGAAAATAGAACAATTAATCACCTACTAGATTGTGCCGTTGGCATGATATGGATTAAAGATTTAGGTGGTTCAGATGGTGGCCATGGTGGAGATTTCTGGGTTTGGAATCATGGGCATCCACACAAGCATACTATATTAAATGATTTACAAACTAATTATGGTATCGTTGGTCAAACTGCTACACTAGGTCCTTCACATACTGGTACAAGTACAGTTAAAAGTCACTTGTTATTTGGTGGGTCGGATAATAATCTAAATCAACCAACAACAACTCAATTTTATGTTAACTATAAAAATGAACAACATAGTGCTTCAGGTGATGCTACAGGAAAAAGCACTAATGCAAGTGGTAGAAGCTATGTAGCAATATTATTTGCACACGATACTAGTGCTAGTAAAATGATTCAATGTGGGTATAAAGCAACTGCATCTACCTCAATTCCCGGAGATGTTATTAGCACAGTAAATCCCCAATGTGTTTGGATGAAAAAAGGAGATACAACAACAGGTCAGTATTGGTGGTTTGTTGATGATATGAGATCTGCACCAAGTCAGGCTTTATATAATGGAGGTTCTGCTTCTAGCAATACTCCTGAATTGTCAGAATTAGCAGAAGGACATAATGAACAAGTTAGCCTACACAATTCAAATAATTCAAATACGTTAGGTAATAAAATGGCTAATATTGCATTTATGGAAGGTGGATTTAGAGAATGCGATGCTAAATGGAATAGTGATGCTTACTATTGGATGGCTATTACAAAACCTGAATATACTCACGTGGATAAAATAACTAAAGAAGAAGAAGAATCAGGGGGTATGTGTCTTGTGTGGGGTAGTCAAGTAAGTGGTAATCAAACTGACTACGGTCCTTGGATGTATACTACACAACACATGCAACGACATAATGATGGTGGTACATTGCTTCCCGGTGGTCCTTCTAAAATTGCAGCTAGACCTATTGGTATAAACTTAGGTGGTACGCATCAAGCAATGGCACATCCTGATTATTCATCTAACGATTTTATGAAGTTTACTAATCGTGGATTTGTTTTAGGTAATGCATTCCATAATGTTGCAAGTCAACATAGTTGGACATTTAGAAGAAGAACTAGATTTTTTGATCAAGTTTTAGTTACGGGAAATGGTGTTAATAATTCAGGACAAACTGCAAGTAATCAAGTTACTCATAATTTAGGTGTAAAACCCGGAATGATATGGGTTAGAAATTTAGATCAAGGTTCTGCTCCTTGGTGTCTAGCTGTTCTTGATACTGCAACTAATAGATATTGGGTTGGAGATAATTCAGGAACTAATTATTATTTAAATGGACAAACAGATGCCCACTATAATTTATCTGTTCTCCAATCAAATACTCTTGCTACAGATCAGTATGTTGATATCGGTAAGATTGTACGTAATGCATCAGATCCGACAGGATGGGCAATAAATGTGAGTAATATTAGTAGCCAAAAATATTTAGTAACTTTATTTGCTCACGATACATCCGATGATAGCATGATTAAATGTGGTACGTACACAGGGACTAGTTCAGCTATTGCTAACACTGCTCCTTATATACAGTTAGGATGGACACCTCAAGCTGTATTTGTTAAATGTGTAGATGATAATAGTGCAGGTACAGCTTTATTATGTGGTAATTTTTTTAGTAGTCACTTAGGTATGTTTAATGGTGTAGACTATTCAGGTAATGTGTCTATGAATGGACAAGGTGGTGTTCATTACAAAGTAGGTAAACAGTATTCTTCTAATAATTCGTATCAAGGTAATCCAATTATGCCACAACACGATGGTTTTAGAGTGTATGGTTCAACAGGTTCAAATCAAGGAACGCTATATAGTTTTAGTAGTGAGCTTCACGATAATACAAATAAAGCTAATCATGTTTATTTTTATATGGCAATAAAAGAAGGTATAATAAAGGATGTAGGACATACTCCTGATTTTGCTAAAATGTGTGTGGGTCGTTATGGTCAAGCTGGTACGTATTTAAGTAATTTACATGGCAGACATACGAGTGGTGGTATAGATAGTTTAGGTACAGGATACTATATGGGTTGGCGGCCAGACTTTATAATCACTAGACCATTAAGAGATACTAACTTAACTACAAGTCAAAATGCTAAAGGTGAAAAAGGTTTTAATGTACAATGTAAATACATGGATGCTTATCATTTATCTAGGTGGGGTCAACAGGCAGGTATTACCCATACAGGTACGCAAAGTGAAGGAATGATTACAGGAAGTACTTACAGTGAGATAGGTGGTACTTCTAATGTTACAAGTAATGCTGACGATACTGATATGGCGTTTGCTTTACGTAAATGTGAAAAAGCATTTGATGTAGTAACGTGGCATGGTTATGGTGATGGACAAAGTATTGATTATAGTAGACAAATAAAACACAAATTAACAGTTGCTCCTGAAATGATTATGGCATGGCAACCCGGGAATAAAGATGGTAATCCTAATAGTAACTTTGGTCTATCTCCTTATGGAACTGTTTGGCACAAAGATTTTGGTAGTTTAGGTTATAATAATAACTATGCATTAAAATGGTGTGATGATAATTCTTTCGATGATATAGAAAGTTACACAGGTACAAATAGGCCTTGGGGTACTGCAAATAGTGGTCCTAATCCAACTGCTACTACATTTGAAGTAGGTTTTATTAATAGCAATGGTGGTGGTGCAAATCCTGCAAGTAAATCAGGAATGGTACATTGTGCTGCTTTATTTGCTAGTAAAGAGGGTAGAACAAAAGTAGGATCATGGACAGGTAATAGCAGTAGTACTACAACTGTTAATTTTGGGTTTTACCCACGATGTATATGGATTAAAGCATTAAATACAGGACAATCAAGTTGGCATGAAGAAGCAGGTTGGATGTATTTAATAAGAACTACCTACGGATATAATACTCCTGATTTTAAATTGTGGTGGTTAGATAAAGGATATGCGAGTCAAAGTATGAACGCTGAAGTTTCGACTAATGGTGGGGCTGGAATTAACATACAAAGCACTTCTACTTGGCTTAATACTACAGGAAGAAAATATATTTATGTTGCCTTTAGTGCCGATGAATTAACGGGTAGTGATAGAAGTACTGACACAGCAAGTACACATTCGCATTATCCTACTATGGGAAGAGGTACTAACAGTACACCTGATGCTTGGAAACATTATACAGGAAATCCTAGAGATACAAGATCATATAAATTATAAAGGAGTAAATAATGTATAGGGATAAAAAAACAGGAGAAGAAAAAGAGTTTGGTGATTTAATGGCTACAGTAACTAATACTTCTTTTCCTAAAACATTTGCTAGTGATAAAGAAGCAGTAGAATCATTTTTTGATGTAGAGTACATTTATGACAATCCTAATAAACCTACATTAAAACAATATGAAACACATGCACCTGATGGACTAGAAGCAATAGATGGTAAATGGTATAGAAAAGTTAAAGTCGTAGATGTATATACAGAGTATAAAGATTCGGATGGCAAAACTATAACTAAAGAAGATCAAATAAAAGCTTTAGAAGATAATCTAGTAACTGCATTAGCTGTAGACCATAGAGCAAAAAGAGATAGGCTATTAGTAGAAACAGATGTATATGGTCTTTCTGATGTAACTATGTCTGATAATATGAAAACATATAGACAAGCATTACGTGACTTACCTGCACATAGCTCATGGCCAAATTTGGCAGATAGTGATTGGCCAACTAAACCATAATGTTTGATCCCATTACGATTGGTGCTGCTTTGACCACAGCAAGCACAGCATTTGCAGGTCTAAAGAAAGCTTTTCAAACAGGTCGTGATATACAACAAATGAGTGGTGATCTTTCTAAGTGGATGAGTGCTGTGTCAGATATAGATCAAAAAGAAAAGTCAGCCAAGAATCCACCTATCTTTCGTAAGGTATTTGGATCAGTAGAACAAGAAGCACTTGAAGCATTCGCTGCTAAAAAGAAACTAGCAGAACAACGATACGAGCTTGAACAGTTTATAAAATTTAGTCATGGTCATAAGGCTTGGGAAGAGCTATTGGGCATGGAAGGTAAGATTAGAAAAGCTAGACAAGAACAGTTGTATAAACGACAAGAAATAAAAGATAGGCTTATTGAAGGTTTATTTATATTATTCTTAATATGTACTATTGTAGGACTAGGGTGGCTAGTTTGGTATTTAAAATCAATTCAGGAGTAGTTAATGGAAATCAGTATGTGGATGTTTTGGAACATCGTCTTAACTTTAGTTATAGCTCCTGCAGTGTGGGCATTCAGAGGACTCATACATGAAGTTAAACGTATTGATATACTATTAAACAAAACTAGAGAAGAGTATGTAACACGTAAAGAAATGCGAGATGATCTAAGTCAAGTCATGGATTCTTTACATAGAGTAGAAGATAAGCTAGATAAAATTTTGAGTAAGGATTAAATAAATGGCAAAGAAAAAGATTAAATTTTCAGAACAAGGCTTAAAGAAATTAGCTACTGCCTTTAACTATAAAGGGGATATATCTAAGTTTAAAGATTTTTTAGCAAGTGATCCAGCAAAACAACACTTAGTTAATAGTTCTGTAAAAAAGTTTCTAAAGGCAGCACAAGGTGGCATGGTAGGCTATTCAACTGGTGGTATGACACAAGAGCAAGCTAAAGCTAAACTAAAACAAATAGGTCCTACAGTTTCAGGTAGTGGTGGAGATTATTCTGATCTATCTTCATTTGATAATTATAACTTTAGTAGT